CGCTCAACTCGTAAGACGTCTTCTACTTCTATTCCGTACCTTACGTGAATAGAATTCAAAACCGAGTCACGATCAACGGCTATTCCGCTCATCCTAGGTTTCCAAGATTCCTGAAGCTCGAAGTTGCCTTCAACATACTGGCCACAACGCTCTAAAACTGCACAAAAGGCTCCTAAAATAGGATAACTCAAATCAATCTTCCCGTAAGAAGAAGCTAGAGCAAGAGCACACATGCGGACTGCTTCCAATGGCGTCCGATGCATTTTCTTTCCTTTCCTGGTGAATTTTGTTATCTCAACTGGATCACGCAACACCTTACCAAGCTTTATAACAGCAGACGGCAAAGGGACCCATTGGACCTCTCCTGTACCATCTCGCTGCCACCAGCCCTTCAAAAATGTCGCCGTTTCCAAAAACTCAGAAGCTTCATACTTAACATCAAAACCCAACTGCCTACCGAATTCTTTTGGGTCAAACGGTTTCCCAGCCTGCACATTTCGAATGCAGTTGACAAAGAAACGGAACGTACTTAAAGAATTGAAAGTTGTTGTGGTAGTGATTCCTGTTGGCATCTGTACACCTGCTTTTCCTTTCGCAGTCAATCGTCCACGACGAATTGTGTATCCCGAAGCACAACAGCTATAAGCCATCTGAATAAACCGTTCAGGGAAACCCAGTTGTCTAAGAATCGGCCACATGAAATACTTCATCGGGCCATCATCTTGAGTATGGTCAAACTTAGATTGGTCAGCCTCTCCAAAAGGAGAAGTATCTATGACACCTCTTAGTTTACCCCAACCCACAACTGAATCATCTCCTGACATAGCAAAAGTTATTTCACCTGAATCTAGACTCCGGCCGACTTCTGTCAGCTGAGCCTGTGTAAATCCAGAAGCAAAGAAAACACGGACTCCAACACCGAAAATTTTGATTACTTTCCCGTCGAACACTTCGTGTAAGACGTGCGCAAATTCCCTAGCATGCCCACCCATTAAAGCATGAGTAAGAGCAGGTAAATTTTGAATTGCACGAGGTTTCATCGTGAGAACACCACCAACGTCT